GACGTGGCGACTACTCCTGAAGGGTTTGGTTGGGCTTGGGAGACTTTTGAGCGTAAGACAGCACCAGACCGCCGGTTGATTCGTGCTCGAACGGCCGATAATCCGCATCTGCCTGATGGGTTCATTGACTCGTTGATGGCAAACTATCCAGAAAAGCTGATTAAGGCATACCTAGAAGGGCAATTCGTCAATCTCAATACTGGCGCGGTGTATGACCGGTTCAATCGTAAGATACATGTCTGCCAGCCACCGACTAGTCTTGATGATGAACCATTACGCGTGGGCCTCGACTTCAACGTGTCAAATATGTCAGCCGTTATCGCTGTGCGCACCAACAAGCAACTGCACGTCATTGATGAGGTAAGCGGTGCGCATGATACTGATGCACTTGCCAAGGAGATCAGGTCGAGATATCCTCACCGCAAGATATATATTTACCCCGATGCTTCTGGCGGCAACCGCAGCACAAACGCGACACGCACTGATATTCAAATATTGGAATCTTATGGCTTTAGTAATCAGTCGCCCAAGGCGAATCCTCCAGTTCGCGATCGGGTGGCTGCTGTTCAAGCTGCTTTGGAGAACGGCAAAGGTGAGGTGAGATTGCAGATTGCGCAAAAGTGCGTACGCACGATCGAGTCGCTAGAGCTGCAAAGCTATACAGATAAAGGCGAGCCAGACAAAGACGCCGGCTACGACCATATGAATGATGCTCTTGGATATCTAGTCTGGCGTGAACTGAACCCGCTTTACGTCAACGCAGGCAGGGGTACAGGTATTCGGCTCTATTAAACTACAATTATCGGGCTTTGAGCGGTCGTGTATTCAGGATACAACTTTTACGACCGCAAAGCAGCGGCAAATGTCACGCACGTCAACGATCCAAACGGTGCGTGGGTCAATCAAGAGCCGCATTGGGTGCTGATCGAAGATTTGATCGGCGGCACTTATGAAATGCGACGGCGGCACAGACGATACTTGCCGCAGGAAGTGCGCGAGCTTGACGAAAGCTATGACCGGAGACTTGCACGGAGTGTATGCCCGCCGTATGCACAGCGTCTAGAAAGAATGCTGGCCGGCATGCTCACCCGCAAGCCTGTCAGGCTGAATGACTCATCAGATGCGATTCGCGAGCAGTTATTTGATGTTGACCTGATGGGCAACGATCTAAATATGTGGACCTATGAAACGACCCGCAAGATGGTCAGGTATGGGCATATTGGTGTTTTAGTAGATGCGCCGCCTGCTGGCACCCTGGGCCGGCCATACTGGGTGACATATACACCACGTGATATCCTCGGATGGCGATCTGAATTAGCCGATGGTGCACAACGCCTGACCATGCTGCGGTTGGCTGAAAAAGTAACAGAGCCTGACGGTGAATTCGGGGAGAAGGTGGTCGACCAGATCCGGGTGTTGACGCCTGGTGAATTCAAGATCTACCAGCGTAAAGAAAAAGGCGACTTTGAGATCACTGATGAAGGCACTACCAGCACTACAGAGATTCCATTCAGCGTGGCATACGCTAACCGGGTCAATTTCCTGGAGTCGCGGCCTCCACTTGAAGATATTGCTGAGCTGAATCTCAAGGCATACCAGGTGCAGTCTGATCTAGACAATCAACTGCATATTTCGGCTGTGCCGATGCTGGCCTTTTTTGGATTCCCATCGGCAGCTGAAGAGGTGAGCGCTGGTCCAGGTGAGGCAATCGCGTTCCCCGCAGAAGGTCGGGCTGAATATATCGAGCCTGCAGGCAACAGCTTTGATGCGCAATTCAAGCGACTAGAACAAATCGAGCAGCAGATCAACGATTTAGGTCTGGCGGCAGTGCTAGGCCAAAAGCTGTCAGCCGAGACCGCCGAAGCCAAACGGATTGACCGCAGCCAAGGCGACTCGACGATGATGGCAATTGCCCAGCAGATGCAAGACATGATCGACAACTGCCTGCGATTCCATGGTGAGTTCCTGCAAGACATGCAGCCTGGCAGCTGCTATATCAACCGTGACTTCTTAGGCCAAAGGCTTGATGCGCCCGACATTGCTGCACTGCTGCAGTTGTATACCGCTGGCACTATCACGCAGAAAACATTACTTGATCGCTTGGCCGATGGCGAGGTATTGGGCGATGAATTTGAAGTCGAGGAGGAGCTAGAAGCTACTCAGCTTGATGGGCTTGCGGCAGAGCCTGATGCACCGCAGGTGACCCCTGATCAAGATGAAGCCGTTTTGCCCGAGTGATGACTAGTGAGCACGCCGACTGTTCTGTTCCGCAATGCGATCGATCTAAATAGGTACAGCAACAACGTATCTAGGCGACTGGTCGAGTCTTACAACCGCATCATCCTCGAATCACTGCGCGAGCTGGACGTGCTGGGTGTTGACAACCCAACCTACAGGGCAGTGCGGCTGCGGTCGATATTGGCACAACTCAAAGAATCGCTCGATGGATGGTCAGCTGAAAGCCTCGGCCTGCTGGCTGAAGAACTGACCGGACTAGCCGAGATCCAATCAACACAGGCTGCTGCCAATCTGCGAAATGTGCTGCCACGCGGCATGCGCGATGCGGTCAACACGGTAGAGATCAGCCCGCAATTCGCCCGCTCTGTAGTCACTACCGATCCGCTAGATACAGGCGTGGCGGTATTGAGCGACGAGCTGCGAGATGTGCCTGCCGCATTCAGCCTGACGGCACGACAAGGTGCTGTGATCACGCTGCCTGGTGGCGGCACCGTGCAAAAGGCATTCCGTGGATTAGCAGAGCAGAATGCTGCCAGATATGGGCAGATCATCCGGGATGGCTTATTGACTGGCGAGACTACTGATCAGATCGTCAGGAGATTGGCGGGCACATTGCGTTTCGGCCAGCGAGCAAGATCTGCACGGCAATTAGCACAGGCAGGCGGGCAGGTAACCAGCCTGGCGAATCGGCAGGTGATGGCGCTAGTTCGTACGACCATCAATCAGGTATCCACTGCAGCCAGCCGGGCCACCTACGAGGCCAACCGCAACGTGTCATCCAAGTATCAATATGTCGCCACGTTAGACAGCCGTACATCTGCGGTCTGCCGTGAGTTAGATGGCCAAGAATTCGTTTACGGGGAAGGCCCAACACCGCCGCAGCATTTCAATTGCAGATCCACCATCGTGCCAGTTGTGGATTTTGAGGCGTTGGGGCTGCCTAAGCCACCTGAAGGCATGCGATCTAGTGCGAAAGGTCAAGTTCCAGCCGACATGACATACGGCGAATGGATTTATAGCATGCGTAATACGGATGAAGGCAGAGAGGAGATTAAGGCAGCATTTAAGACTAAAGCGCCATATTTCATGCATATGGCCAACAAATTCGGGCCGAATCAGGCGATGCGCAAGTTCTTGAGGGATGACGGGTCTGAAGTAACATTAGATATACTTCGCAGAAGGTACCCCAGTGTCTGAGATGCATTCAAAATACAAGTTCACGCATCAAGGCGAGGCTGAATCAGCCAAACCGGCAGCCAAACCGGCAGCCAAGAAAAAGGCCGCCAAAAAAACCACTACCGAGGACGAGTGATGCCTGGTTATCATGGGCCTAAGAAGCCACCCCAATCCAAGATGGGCGGCAAGAAAAAGCCTAAAAAGAAAAAATAAAAATTAGAGCTACATGCTGCATCAAAGCGGAAGTGAAGTAAAGTAAGGTCGTAATCAACCCTGCGGGTTATTTATGGCCGAAGAACAGATCCAAGAGGCTGCGCCGACTGGTGACACACCTGATGTGGATGGGCTCAAAAACAGCGTTTCAGCGCTAGAGAAAAAGAACAGCGAGTTAATCGCTGAGCTCAGGGCTGCAAAAGCAAAAGCGCCAAAGCTGCCTGAAGGCGTCAACGTTGACGAATTGCTGGAATTCAAGCGAAAAACCGAGCAGGCAGAGCTTGAATCACAAGGTAAATACACAGAAGCGCGGCAAGTTTTGGAGCAGCAGTTCCGCGATGCCACGGCGGAAAAAGATCAACGTATTATTGAGCTTGAAGCGCGAGTGCGCGAGCTTGAGCTGATCACACCTGCAGTTAGTGCATTAGCAGATGTGGTGCATGATCCAGACATGGTCCTAAAGACCAAACTCAGCAGCAGTCAGATTGAACGCGAGTCTGACGGGTCTGTGGTTGTGGTTGATGGATACCAGCGTACACCCGTGGCTGAGTGGGCAAAAGCTCTACCTGCCTGGATGCAGAAAGCGCCTCAACCACAAGGTGGTGGTGCACCAGTTGGCAGGGCGGCAGGCGAGATCCCGCCAGGTACCAAGAATCCATTTGAGCAAGGGCCTAACTTCAATCTCACCGAGCAATCACGGCTATTCAGGACTGATCGGGCGCTTTATGACCGATTGAAATCTGCTGCAGGGCGTTAAAGTGTTCACGAACGTTTGAATTGGCTGCGCCGTTCAAGCCAGGGCTGCGCCCAACACACCGTAAACCATTCTTGAGGATCAGTCATGGCGACTCTTCGCTCTGACATTATCATCCCCGAGGTATTTACGCCATACGTCATTGAGCAAACTACCCAGCGTGATGCCTTTTTGGCTTCCGGTGTAGTGCAGCCTATGGCCGAGCTGAATGCCACCGAGGGCGGTG